CCAGCGGCGGGGCATCGCCCTCGCTCTGGCTCTGGCCGGGTACCATTGCCGCAGCCTTTTCGGCCACGGCCATCAGCACGGTGGCCATCGCGGCGGCGTTCTTGTCGCTCATCACGCGCTCACCGTACCGCTCGAGCTGAGCGTCCAGCAGTTTTCGTTCTTCGTCTCCCAGCTGCCGGTCATAGCTGTCCTCGGCAGCGTACAGCACAAGCCCCGTCTCCGTGGCGTCCGCCAGCTCCTCGGCGTCGCTCTTGAGCAGTGTGCCGACTGCAAAGCAGCGGGCGCGGGTGTCCTCGTCCAGTTTCCGGTGGAGCTTGGCCTGTACCTGCGCGGCCCGCTGGCTCTCGTCCACACGGCTCTGCAAATAGCTCACCTGCGCCCTCGCCCCGAGGCTGGCCCGGATCGCGATCTCCCGCGCAGCAGCCTGCCGCTCTTTTGCAAAGGCGTCGCTCCGGCCGGCTTCCTCGGCCATCCACGAGCGGATGGTGCTCTCCGGTACGCCGTACCGCCGGGCTACCGCACAGATGGATCCAGACGACAGCATGGCCATCAGCACCTCGGCCCGCACCTTCGGTGGGTACTTCCGCCCCCGCTGGGAGCCCTTTACCGTGTTTTTGCAATATGCCCGCTTGGCCACCGCTCTGCCTCCCCTCTGTGGTTCTTCCCTCCCAGTCTACCGCCGCCGGAAAAACAAAACTACTGCGGACATTTGAGCACGGCGAAAAAGCCGGGTCTCCCCAGCCATCCTTCGAGAAAGGCTCCCCTCGCCAGGGGAGCTGCTTTGCAGCGCCGCCGTCAGGCGGACTGCAAGGTTGAGAGGTTTTCCTCTCACATCAGCCCTGCCGCCGCCGCATACACTGCCACGGTGCTCAGCGCCTCCAGCTCCTTGTGGTAGTAGGTCGTCCGCCCGATGTGCAGCTTCGCCACCACCCGCTCTTCCGGCATCCCGTCCAGATACCGCAGCTGTAAAAGCCGCCTGCATACCGGGTCTTCGGCCTCGTAGTAGTCCATCGCCAGCGCGATCACGCCCGCCCAGCTGCTTTTCCCCTGCCCGCAGGCCCGCAGCTCCTCCCGCGCCCGTCGTTTCTGCTCCCTGGTCAATCCCTCGCCGCCTTTCTTTCGCGCGCGTTAAAACGCAAAATACCGGTACTTTGTCTGTCAGGTGCGAACTTTCGCACCCTCCCGCTTTACCATCACCACATAGCAGCGCAGCTCGTCCGCGTCCCAGCCCTCTTTTTCGTCGCCCGGCGCGTCCGGCTCCGGCACGACGCAGCGTACGAACTTCCAGCCCGGATACCGCTGCTCCCACCAGTAGGCGTTGTCCTTGCAGTCGGTGCAGCCTTTGCGCAGCTGCTTGCGGCTCCATCGGGTGTCGTTGGGGGTGTGCTCCACCGGCAGTGTCAGATTCCTCGTCTCGTACCACCGCATCTGTCCGTGCCGCTCGAAGTATGTGATCAGGTCATCCAGCCTGTTTTGCAGATTCAGCCGGTCGGCGTTGGCCGTGCCAAGGCTCTCCACTCTGCCGTCCGGCCAGCGCACGGCCCACTTGTCCTCCAGCAGCTGCCGGAACTCCGCATTCTGCCGCATGGTCAGCCCTTTGCACTCCACCAGCAGATGATGGTGGTACCGCCCGCTCTTCCGTCCGCAGCCGGTCAGGCCCATGACCCGCAGCTCGGCGCCCGGGCCGTACAGCTTTGCGATGGCAGCCTTCACCCGGCGGATGTAGTTGCGCAGATCCCGCTGGGCCTGCTCCATGCTCTCCGGCAAAAAGGTGTCTATGTAGGTCAGGGTCAGGTAAAACCCCCGCACGGTAAAGTTGGCGTTGGCTTTCTGTACCCTCCAGCGGTGGGAGTGCTGGGCGTTCCGCTTCTTCTGCCGCTCGCTGCTGGGTCTTGTCTTCTTCCGACGCTTGGCCTTGTGCTCCTCTGGCGTGATGGGGTAGAGGTCTACTTCCATGTATCCCTCTCCGCAGAGCGTTCTCTTCTCCCGGGTATAGCTCTTCTTCATCCTGTACCCTCCTGCTGCCTTGAGCTGGTAGTGTAGTTTTCTCTTCCGTGGTCATCACCGTCACAGAAATAACGGGTATACTAGCTCCCCAAAGCGCCCGCCCGGACGCTTTATTTAAGAGAGGTTTACCTCTATATAAACCGATATGCCTGCCGCCGAGCTCCCTCGGCAGCACCCATCTCGCCTTATATTTTTGTCGAAGACGCCCCCGATGGTTTTCCATCGGGGGCTTACCTGTCTGTATTTTTATGGCCTTGCCGGCTTTCCCGCCGCCGCCCAGTAGCCGTAGGTCAGCTCCGGTCGGCCCTCTTTTTTGGCGATGGCGTTGTAGGTCATCAGGTCGTGGACGTCGTAGTCCAGCGGCGTCGGATCCTTGATCCGCCGCAGCACCGGCAGCTTCGGCCTTTTGCTCTTCGGCTTGGGCGGCTTTTCGCTCCTGGCATTGTGCATGCTGACCTGCCGCACCTCTTTTCGGCAGGTCATTTTTGCGATGCCGCGCTTTATGCAGCGCCCGCCCTGCTGGTTGTAGGCGTAGTAGGCCCCGTCGTCGTCGCCAAAGACGCCCGCCTCCCACAGCTCCCGGGACGTACCCTCGCCCATTACGTTTCCGGCTGCATCGTAGCAGGTGTAGACGTTCATCACCCGCCCCTTCTCTCCCCGCCGGGGGCTGTCCTCCGGATGCAGCAGCTCGCTGCTGATGTTGTACTTCCGGTCCCTCATCCGGTTATTCTCGTGCTTGGCCCACTCGCTGGTGTGGTAGCCCCTCGGCACGATGCCGCTGGCCTCCAGCTCTCCGGCTGTGCCTTTTGCGAGGACTTCCCCGGTCTGGTAGTCCTTTACGGTGTAGAGATTCGCTTTGCCCATGTGCTCTCCTTCAGCTGCGCCATCGCAGCCGTAGCCTTTTCTTCCAGCTTCTTTTCGCTCAGCACCCGCAGGCTGCCCTTCCCGGCCCGGCGTCCCAGCTCCTGCATCACGGCCCGCTTCAAAAAAGCCCGCTTCTGCTCCTCGTAGTCCCGCTCGCTCTGCTTTACCCGGTCTTCGTCCGGCTGATTCTCCACCATGATGTCTTCCTTCAGCGCGTCCTGCGCACACCGGCGCAGATGCTCCATCGCCACATCCAGCCCGTCCGCGTGACCTTCTTCGTTCACCTGCCGGTAGTTGGCCAGCGCCTCTTCCTTCAGCCGGTTCAGCCGCCCGGCTCCGAAGCCCAGCTCCTCGATGCAGGCCTCAGCGCACAGCGTCCAGACCATGCTGGCTGCCACATCGCCCGCCATCCGCAGCTGCTCTTCCCGCCGGGTGCGGGGGCTGCGCAGCACCGGCACCCGGAAATCCGGATCCACGCCCTCCGGCATCCAGCTGCGCCGCAAAGCAAGGCTCCTGTCCGTCGAGGGCATCCCCCGCTCGTTCGCTGTCATGGCCACATCCAGACTCTCCTGCCCCAGCTTTTCCGCCCGGGCCAGGATCTTGTTCAGCCGCGCCGCGCCAACGCCGAAGCTCTGATGCAGCGCGATGAGGATGCACCACCTCGTCATCTCCGCCGTCCCCTCCCGCGTCAGGTCAAGCTCTGTCGTGAGACTCATCTTGTTTTTCTTCATGCTCTTTGTACTCCCTGCACTTTTCGTCCCGCCCGGCACACGCTAAGCATCCCGGACGGGTTATCTCAAAAACATGGATGCATTGCTTTCGGTCTGTCACGGCTCCCCCGTCTCCGCCATCAGGCGGGTCAGATCGCCCAGCATCCCGCTCACGGTCTTGGAGAGGATGTTGATGGCGTCCTCCTGCAGGTCGTCCGGCAAGGCCCGCACCGTAAAGCTAGCCGCCACCATCTCCTGCTTCAGCCGGGTGTTCACCCGGCTCACCTCCGCCCAGAGCTTCGCCTCGTCCGGCGTCATCTTCCGGGCGCTGGGCCGGACAGCGCCCTTGATGAGCGCCGTCAGCTGGTGGAACTCCTCTTCGCTCACCTCTTTGTCGTCGCTCGCTGCGGCGATGGCCCGCGCCCGGTCGCTGGGGGTGCCGGTGCGCAGGATGTGCTCGTATTCTTCCAGCTTCATTTGCATTTTTCTCCTTTACGCACTATGCCTGTCGTTCTTCTCTTCCGCCGCCCTCTGGCAGCTCTTCAGCCTCCGGCAGTACCGGCGCAGCTGCGCCTTCTCCGCCCGCTCGATCTCGAGCCCCCGGCCATAGCCCCAGCAGACGATGCCGCCGGCGGCCAGCAGCACGGCCAGGATGACCGCGCCCGTCCAGCTGCCCACGGTGTCAAAGGTGACGCTGTCGCCCACCCCCGCCGCGCCGATCAGCAGCGCAGTGCCGGTCAGGTAGAGCGCCTGTATCTTCATTTTCATTGCAATTCTCCTCTCGCTGTGGTAAAATCGTTCTGGTGATAGGCCCTTTCAACCTGTCACTCGGAAACTCGTCGGTGTTCCAGCACCGGCGGGCTTTTTGTTTTTCGGGGCCTTCCTGGCGTTCCGCTGGCAGAGCTCCATGGTCTCCTGCCGCTGCTCCAGCGCGGCGTTCTTGTCGATGCGCCACAGCCTCGGCCCTTCTTTGTGGGCGGGCAGCTCGCCCCGCTGACACATCCGCCGCACCGTCTTCGGGCAGATGCCCATCAGCTCACCGTACTGTGCCACAGTCAGATACGCGGGCAGCTGCCTTGCGTCCCACACCTTCGCCTTCCGCATGGTCATCCCCTCCTCACAGCCACTCGCTGCAGATGGTGTCGGCCACGTGCTTTGTAAACCCCAGCAGCTCGTCTCCCCGCTGGAACATCAGCACGGCAGCGCCCACGATGGGCAGCTTACCGTTCGCCGTAACGTCCGCCGGAGCAAGCTGCGTGGCCTTCCGGTTCGCCGCCTTGCACTTCATTCGGCCATCCTCATCCACCAGCAGCACCAGCCGGTCAGCCTCCTCCCGCGCCCAGGTGGCGTCCAACGCCGACGGCACGGTCTCCACATATCCGCTCACCAGCTTCTGCAGGGTCTCCAGCTTCGCGCCGTCCCCCTCGTCGCACTTGAGCACAAAACTCCGGTTCTTCGCCGGGATCACGATCATGTAACGGTTCATTGCTTATCCCTCCGTATTGTCATATCCGGCCTTCTCGGCCTTCTCCACACTCACATCGTCAAACACGCCTTCCAGCACCCGCAGCACCCGGCGCTGTGCCGTGGGCCTCAGCCCCGCCCGCCGCATTGCGATCAGGCAGTAGCCCATGCAGGCCGCATTGCTCCACGGCCCGTTCAGATCCTTCAGCATTTCGTCCATCTTTTTCTCCTTTCTCACGCACTCTTCGGCGGGTCAGCGGCTTGTCCGCTTTCCCGCTGCGTGATACAATCCTTTCAGAAAGGATGTGTTTCTCATGTCGATTGACATTATTACTGCCCTCGCGGCCATTGCATCGTGTATCATTTCTGCCGTTAACCTGTACTCCACATATCGCTTGACCAAGTACACCGTGCAGGTCACTCACGATCTGGAATCCGAAAAGCTCTTCTTCCATGCCAAAACGGAAGCTTATCGGGCATTTCTCAGCACGGCATCCGAGTATATGGCAGACCCTTCCGCAGAAAATACGCTGCGGATGAACGCCGATTGCTCCTATGCCGTCCTTTTTTCCAGTCCCAAAACGCAGGACGCTCTGAGCACTTACGGAAAAAGCATGATTCTTTCCATGTCAGATCCGGATTCCAAAGGGCTGTCCGATGAATTTGTTCGCGCTCAGATCGCCGCTATGCACGCGATGCAAGAAGAGTTAAGCACGACAATGCACCCCACACCGCTAAAATAATTGCCAGCGTTTCAAGTCCGACCCCAATGTCCTGAAGAACATCGTTGTCTTTCTCGATTCCTACCACAAATAGTCCGGTTCCTGCTGTACTGAGCGCCGCTGCCAATATGCTGACTGCGATGCACAGAGCTTCTTCGTTTACCATCGACCTTCCTCCTCCCTC